GCCGCCGGTACGCACTATACGAAAAAAGCCCGCCGGTGCGCCAACACCGACGAGCCCAAAGGGTGATGGAATTTGAAAGCCCCATCACCCCGATGATATCACAAAATCGGAGGTTTTACAATGAAAGGAATTTTGATCGAACCGGGCAAAGAACCGGTAGTCACCACCCTGCCGGACACGCTGCAGGGCATCGAAGCACTGCTGCGGTGCCCCTGTGAGCAGAAAGTCCTGCCACGCACCCCCGCAGTGCTGGTGTACGGCATCATGGGCAGAGACCTGAACCGTATCTATCGCGGCCAGCATATCTACGGCCCTATCCTCTGCTATGGCTGGAAGGGCAACAACATCCAGCCCATGAACAAGGATGTGCAGGCCGAGATGCTGGACCGCCTCAAGGACACGGAGGTGCGGGTATGACTACCTATATCTGCAAATGCGGACGGCGAGTGAAGAAATCCACCGATACCAGTACCACTGGCAACCGTCTGTCTGGCTATGCGCCCGGCCATGAGTGCTGGGGATGCCCCTACGCCATGCCATACGGAAACTTTCAATGGGACGAAAGTGCTAAAACTGTCGCCCTGGAGACTCGGGGCTATGAGTGTCGGATGAGCAAGACTCTCACTTATGCATCAGAATTCTCTGGCTCCATCAAGGACAAATGCACCTGTCGAGTGCACAGTTTGGACTTCGACTTTTTGTCTCAGATCTCCGCATGGATCAAAGATACTTATCCAGACAGAGAGATTTTTGGCTCGTTTTCCAAAGATATTCGTGCATCGGACTATGGATCTGACGGCCGTTACTGCCTGACTATCACCTGCGCTCAGAATCTGAAAGGTGTTGCCGCAAAAAGAGAGCTGCTTGGTCAGTTTTTTACCCCGAATGGCAGCCGCAAGGACATGACACCGCAGCAGGAAATGGAAAAGATCCTTGCCGACATTAAAAAAGCAAAGGAGGTTTTCGCATGTGCACCTGCCCAGAATGCGGATGCTGCTGTGACTACGGCAGAGAATGCTGTCCCGACTGCCACAGCGGCAACGCCGACCACCTCGGAGAGCGGGGCGGATGCAAGCGCATCGACCCCCGCGACATCCCTGCAGAACTGCGAATCGGTCCCTGCCGCATCGGCGGGCGGTTCTTCTGCACCACTTCTCTCAATGACTGGTGGTGCCCCGCAGGAGAAGCCCCTGACTTTCATTCGGGAGGACAAGTGCCCGGAGTTTGATTATTCCGGCCTGCCTGAACAGACTGTGGCGACCCTGCATCTTGCAGAAAACGGATATCTTCACGGCAAGAAACTGGCTGAAAAGGGTCTTGTTTACATGGGTGACAACATTGCACTGGCACACGATGAGCTGTGCGGAGTTGTCGCACAATGCGACAACTCGAAGCACGGCAACCGTGGAGAAGACAGTTTCCGTGCATGGTGCCTGCACATTGGCATCACCAAAGACAGCGCCTACCGGCTGCTGCAAGTCTCCGCACTGCTGGCTGACAGCAGCCCCCGGCAGCAGGCCATTCTGGAAAGCTTGCCGCCCACCCTGCTGTACGCCGTGGCAAAACCCAGCGCCCCGCCGGAGCTGGTGGAGAAGGTCAAGAACGGTGAGGTCACCACGAACAAAGCCTATCAGGATCTGCTCAAGGAAAACCAGCAGCTCCGCACCGACCGGGTGGAGGCCATGAACCAGGCAGACCGGGAACGAGCCCGTGCCGACCGGGCCGAATCCGAACGGGACAAGGCCCGTGCAGACCAGCTGAGCACCGCCAAGGATTGCAACCGGCTGGGGCTGAAGGCCTCACAGGAAAAAGACCGTGCCGACAAGGCCGAAGCCCGGGCCAAGAACGCCGAGGGCCAGCTTTCCGGCTCTCGGCAGGTGGCCGAAGCAGCAAAGCTCCGGGCGGATAAGCTGCAGGAAGAAAATGCGGCCCTGAAAAAGCAGCCCATCGCCGCCGTGGTGGACGAGGAGGAAGTGGAACGCCGGGCAAACCAGCGGGCCCACGACATCGCCGAGGACTTAGCCGCCGAGATGACCGCCGACCTACAGGCACGGCTGGAACAGGTCTCTTCCGGCAGCGAACAGGACGCCCGCGATGCCTACGACAGCATCATTCTGGCCGGGCGCTCCATCACAAGCATCGTTCAGTCCGCTAAAATGCAGTTCCGCAAATTGCCGGATGACCAGCGGGAGACCGCGATCAACCAGTTCGTTCACACACTCGCATCCGCTCAAGGGGAGGTATCCGCATGTCTGTAAAGATCATGGCCTTAGAGGCCGAAAACGTCAAACGCATCAAGGCCGTTGCACTCACACCGTCGCCCACTGGCCTGACCATCGTGGGCGGCAACAACAATCAGGGCAAAACCAGTGTTCTGGATGCTCTTGCATGGGCACTGGGCGGCGACCGTTTCCGCCCGGACGCCGCCCAGCGGGACGGGGCCGTGGCTCCCGCCCACCTCAAGGTCAAGCTCTCCAATGGCGTGGTGGTGGAACGCAAGGGCAAGAACAGCACCCTGACCGTCACCGACCCCACCGGACGCCGCAGCGGTCAGCAGCTGCTCAACGCCTTCATCGAGCCGCTGGCGCTGGATCTTCCCCGCTTCATGGAAGCATCCGACAAGGAAAAGGCGGACATCCTGCTGCGGATCATCGGCATCGGCACCGAACTGCACACCCGGGATCTTGAGATCAAAGCCCTGTACGACAAGCGCACCTTCACCGGCCAGCTGGCCCAGCAGAAAAAGCACTTTGCCGAGGAGCTGATCTCCTACCCGGATGCACCGGAAAAGCCGGTCAGCGCGTCCGACCTCATCCGCCAGCAGCAGGATATTCTGGCCCGCAACGGAGAGAACCAGCGCAAACGGACGCAGCTGGCCCAGCTCTCGGATTTGCTTGAACGGCAGAAAAAGGTCGTTGCAGACCTTGAGTTTCAGCTGACTGGCGAAAAGCAGCGGCTGGTGACCATGCAGGCCGATGTAAAAATCGCCCAGACTGCTGCTGAAGATCTTCAGGACGAATCCACTGCCGAACTGGAAGCATCCATCCGGGATATTGAGGAGATCAACCAGAAGGTGCGGGCCAACCTCGAAAAATCCCGGGCCGAGGACGAAGCTGCCCAGTATGACAGTGAATATAAGCGCCTGACTGAAGCAATCACGCAGAAGCGTGCCGACCGTATGGCCCTGCTGAACGGTGCGGATCTGCCGCTGCCGGGCCTTGGCGTAGAGGACGGTGCCCTTACCTATAAAGGCAAGCACTGGCGGGACATGTCCGGCAGCGACCAGCTGCGGGTGGCCGCCGCCATCGTCCGCCGCCTGAACCCGGACTGCGGCTTCGTGCTGCTGGACAAGCTGGAACAAATGGACATGACCACCTTGCAGGAGTTCTCTGTCTGGCTGGAAGCCGAAGGCCTGCAGGCCATCGCCACCCGCGTTTCCACCGGCAGTGAATGCCAGATCATCATTGAGGACGGCATGGTGAAGGATGCCGAAACCTCCCTGCCGCCCGTCACCGAAAAACCCCAGCAGAAAAGCTGGACGAAAGGAGCGTTCTAAATGAGCAAATATGCAGTTACCACCGGCATCCAGAATGCGCCGGTCAAGACCGTGCTGTACGGCCCCGAGGGCATCGGCAAAAGCACCTTTGCATCCCATTTCCCGAATCCTGTTTTCATCGACACCGAGGGCGGCACCAAGCGGCTGAACGTCAAGCGCCTGCCCCAGCCCACCAGCTGGGCCATGCTGCTGGACGAGGTAGCCGAGGTACGCAAGGGCAGTGTTCCCTGCGGCACGCTGGTCATTGATACCGCCGACTGGGCTGAACGCCTGTGCATTCAGGCCGTGTGTGCCAAAGCCAAGGTGAACGGCATCGAAGATTTCGGCTACGGCAAGGGCTACACCTATGTTAAGGAAGAGTTCGGCAAGCTGCTGGACGCGCTGGAAGAGGTGCTGCAGGCCGGGCACAACGTGGTGGTGCTGGCCCATGCCGCTATTACCAAATTTGAGCAGCCGGATGCCGTGGGCAACTACGACCGCTGGAGCATGAAAACTTCCAAACAGGTGGCCCCGCTGCTGCGCGAGTGGTGCGATATGCTGCTGTTTGCCAACTACAAGACCGTTGTGGAAAAGGTGGGCGACGGCAAGAACGCCAAGAGCAAGGCCAGCGGCGGCAGGCGTGTACTGTACACCGCGCATCACCCCTGCTGGGATGCCAAAAACCGCTTTGACCTGCCGGAGGAAGTACCCTTTGACTATGCCAGCATTGCCGCCTGCATCCCCGGCGCAATGTCTGCACAGGCACCAAAACCGGAACCGCAGCCGCGTTCCCAGCCGGAAGCCGACATCCTGCCCAGCCCGCAGCAGGAAGCAAAGCCGGTGGCTCAGCCGCAGCCCGCACCGCTGCAGGAAAGCTCTGAGAAAAATGTTCTGCTCAGTCTGGGCGTGCCGGAAAAGCTGGCCGCTCTGATGAGCGCCAACAAGGTCAGCTGTGAAGAACTGCAGGGCGTTGTGGGCAAACGGGGCTATTTCCCGGAGGATATGCCCATCAAGGACTACCCCGCTGACTTTGTGGAGGGCTGTCTGATCGCCGCATGGCCGCAGGTGTTCCAGATGGTGCTGGATAACCGTGATATCCCGTTTTAACAGGCTCCCTCACGGAGGGAGCTGGCACGTGTAAGCGTGACTGAAGAAGTTTTATAATAAAGGAGTAATTACTTATGAACGAAATGAACACCACCGACCGCGCCCTGGGCTGGGACGACGAATTTACCAACGAGCAGCAGGAGTTCGTGCTCCTGCCCGAGGGCGAGTATGCCTTTGAGGTCACCGGCATGGAGCGTGCCCGCTTTGAGGGCAGCGCAAAGCTCCCGCCCTGCTCCATGGCAAAGCTGACCCTGAAGATCTTCGGCGGGGCCAAGGGTGATACCACCGTGACCCACCGCCTGTACCTGCACACTAAAACGCAGGGCCTGCTGGGGGCTTTCTTTGAGAGCATCGGTCAGTGCAAGCGGGGCGAGACCTTCCGCCCCCGCTGGAACGAGGTCGTGGGTGCCAAAGGCATCTGCAAGCTGGGTATCCACGAGTACACCAAGCAGAGCGGTCCTCATGCAGGTGAGACCGGCCAGAGCAATGAGGTGCAGCGCTTCCTGCCGCCGCCGGAACCCAAGGCCGCACCCACTCAGGGCTGGACGCAGGGGGCATTCTAAATGGCCGAGACACAAACCCTGCGCCCCTACCAGCAGCAGGCCCGTGAACGCATCCACGCCGAGTGGGAGAACGGCCACACCCGCACCCTGTTGGTGCTGCCTACCGGCACCGGCAAGACCATTGTGTTTGCATCGGTAGCTGCCGATCAGGTGCGCGCCGGTGACCGGGTGCTCATTCTGGCACATCGCGGTGAGCTGCTGGAGCAGGCAGCGGACAAGCTGCAGCTCTCCACCGGCCTTGTCAGCGCGGTGGAAAAGGCAGATGCCACCTGTCTGAATACATGGTTCCGTGTGGTGGTGGGCAGCGTGCAGACCTTGCAGCGCACCGCCCGGCTGGAACGCTTTTCTCATGATTACTTTGGCACTATCATCATTGACGAGGCCCACCACGCCATCACCGACGGATACCGCCGCATCCTCGACTACTTCGGCAGCGCCAAGGTGCTGGGCGTGACCGCCACGCCGGATCGCGGCGACATGCGCAATCTGGGCGAGGTGTTCGACAGCCTTGCCTTTGAGTATAAGCTGACCGATGCCATCAAAGAGGGTTATCTGTGTAGGATCATGGCCCAGACCATTCCGCTGAAGCTGGACATTTCTTCTGTCACCATGAGCGGCGGGGACTACGCCGTGGGAGACCTCGGCACGGCGCTTGACCCCTATCTGGAACAGATCGCCGCCGAGATGGCCCAGCGCTGCAAAGGCCGCAAAACGGTGGTGTTCCTGCCCCTCATCAAGACCAGCCAGAAGTTCCGCGACCTGCTGAACTCCCATGGATTCCGTGCCGCCGAGGTCAACGGCCAGAGCGCCGACCGCCGCGAGATTTTGGCCGACTTTGATGCAGGCAAATACAACGTGCTGTGCAACTCCATGCTGCTCACCGAGGGCTGGGACTGCCCGTCTGTGGACTGCGTGGTGGTGCTGCGGCCCACCAAGGTACGCAGCCTGTACAGCCAGATGGTAGGGCGCGGCACCCGGCTCTCCCCGGGCAAGAGCGATCTGCTTTTGCTGGATTTTTTGTGGATGACCGACAAGCACGAGCTGTGCCGCCCGGCTGATCTGGTTTGTGAGGACCGCGCCGTGGCCCGGCAGATGACCGAAAATCTGGCCCAGACCGGATGCCCGGAGGACATCGAGAAAGCAGCCGTGCAGGCCAGCGAGGACGTGGTGGCCCAGCGGGAAGAAGCACTTGCAAAACAGCTGGAAGAACAGCGCCGCAAAAAAGCCCGTCTCGTGGACCCGCTGCAGTACGAGATGAGTATTCAGGCCGAGGACCTTGCCGGATATGTGCCGGCCTTTGGCTGGGAAGCAGGCCCGCCCAGCGCTGAACAGACTGCTGCTCTTGAGAAAATGGGCATCCTGCCGGACGCTGTAGAATCTGCTGGTAAGGCTTCCCTGCTGCTGGACCGGTTGAACAAACGCCGCGCTGAAGGCTTGACCACACCCAAGCAGATCCGCGTGCTGGAACGTTACGGTTTCCAGAGCGTGGGCAGGTGGAGCTTCGATGCAGCCAAACACATGATCGACCGCATTGCGGTGCAGGGCTGGCGCGGTGTGCCCAAGGGCGTGAATCCCAGAACCTATGTCCCGCCTGCGGAACCGCCCGCTGCGCCGGACAGTCCTTTTAACTTTGGATGGTAACGCGAATGGAACATGAAAATGAACTCAAGGAAGCATTGGACTTCGTATCCCCGTCCGCCCTGACCTATGACGAATGGCTCATGGTGGGCATGGCACTGAAGGATGCTGGTCTGCCCGTTACCATCTGGGAACAGTGGAGCACACGCGATGCGGGCCGCTATCATAAGGGCGAGTGCGTCAAGAAATGGGAAAGCTTTCACGGCGGCGGGGCCAGCCCCGTCACCGCAAGCAGCATCTTCCAGCTGGCCTACTCCCACGGATGGAGCGGCCCCGCAGGCCACGCTCTGGACTGGAACGATGATATTTCTGCCGGCACCGGCGCACAAACCGAGGGCCGTCTGGTAGATCCCCGGTGGGTGGAAGCCCACGAGCTGGCCCTGCCCGAAGAGTGGCACCCCGCCGACCAGCTCAAGCGCTACCTGCAAGCCCTGTTTGAGCCGGACGAATATGTGGCCTATGTGATCGAAAGTTTTATGGCCGCCGACCGCCGCCGACCTGCAAAAGGCAGCTGGACCCGCACCGCAGGGCAGCTCATCACCGAGCTGGATGCCTGCGGCGGTGACCTCGGCAAGGTGGTGGGCGACTGTGATCCTGAAGTAGGTGCATGGATCTGCTTCAACCCTGTGGACGGCACCGGACGCAAGGATGCCAATATTACTGCCTATCGCTATGCCCTCGTAGAGTGCGACAACATGGAGCTGGGCAAGCAGCAGGCTATCATCAAGCAGCTGGAACTGCCCTGTGCGGCGCTGGTCTACTCTGGCGGCAAGAGCGTCCACGCCATCGTGAAGGTGGATGCCCCGGACTACGCCGAGTACCGCAAGCGCGTGGATTACCTCTACGCCGCCTGTCAGAAAAACGGCCTGACCATCGACCAGCAGAACCGCAACCCTTCCCGCCTTTCCCGGATGCCCGGCATCCTGCGCGGTGACAAACGGCAGGTGCTGCTGGAAACGAATATCGGGAAATCCTGCTGGGATGAGTGGCGCGACTGGCTGGAAGCGGAGACCGACGAGCTGCCCGAGACCGAGAGTCTGGCCGACGACTGGGAGAGCCTGCCCCCGCTGGCCGATGCCCTCATCACCGGGGTGCTGCGCAAGGGCCACAAGATGCTGCTGGCAGGCCCCAGCAAGGCTGGCAAGAGCTTTGCCCTCATCGAACTGTGCATCGCCATCGCCGAAGGCAGGCCGTGGCTGGGCCGGTTCTCCTGCGCACAGGGCAAGGTACTGTACATCAATCTGGAGCTGGACCGGGCCTCCTGCCTGCACCGCTTCAAGGACGTGTACACCGCCCTCGGCCTGCCCCCGCAGAACCTGCGAAACATCGACATCTGGAACCTGCGCGGCGCGTCCGTGCCCATGGACAAGCTGGCCCCAAAGCTCATCCGCCGGGCCCAGAAAAAAGGCTACACCGCCGTGATCCTCGACCCCATTTATAAGGTCATCACCGGCGACGAGAACTCTGCCGACCAGATGGCAAAGTTCTGCAACCAGTTCGACCTTGTGTGCCGCGCGCTGGACTGCGCCGTGATCTACTGCCATCACCACAGCAAAGGTGCCCAAGGCGGCAAGCGCAGCATGGACCGCGCATCCGGCTCCGGCGTGTTCGCCCGCGACCCGGATGCCATGCTGGACATGACCGAGCTGGTGCCCACCGATGCCATCCGGGAGCAGCTGCATAACAAAGCCGCCTGCCGCGTGATCAAGGCCATGTTGGACAAACGCGGTCATGCGGATGCCTACGGCTTGGATGATACCCTCAGCCGCCACCGGATGCTGACCATCGCAAAGGAAAAACTGGGCCTTGCAGATCTGCGGGCCATCGATGCTGAGGTCGCGGCTGCTGAGAAAAAGGCCGACGGCATGACCGCATGGCGCATCGAGGGCACCCTGCGCGAGTTTGCCCGCTTCGACCCGGTGAACCTCTGGTTCGACTACCCCGTGCACAAGCTGGACACCGGTCTGCTGGAGGACCTGCAGCCGGACAGCGATTTCAAAACGCTGGGCAGCCGCGGTGCATCCAAGCGCTGGGGCGATAAAGGCAAGGTGACCAAGGACAAAAAGGCCGAACTGGACACCGCCTTTGAAGCCTGCATGATGGACGGCAAGGTGACGGTCTACTCCATGGCCGAATACATGGGGCTGAAACCGGACACCGTACGCCGCCGTCTGAAAGCGGACGGCGGTTTCTGGATCGACGGCGCGGACATCGGCCGCAAGGAACCCGGCAGCGCAGGATAAATTACAGCCTGCAATATTTTGTTTTACGCATGGTACAAAAACGGTAAAATAGCGGCTATCACAAATCCGCATCCGCTTACGGATTTCGGAAAATAGCGGCTATTTTTCCGAATCCGGGACGGAAAATAGCCTATATATAATATACAAAATCCGTCCGTGTGTGATGGGGTATCCCGAAGGATGGGGCGTACACAGCCCCCATCCATTCGGGGACCCTCCCCATCACGTTGGCGCTAAAACCAGAAAAAAAGAAAAAACGAGGTGAACCCCATGTACATGCAATTCTTTCTCCCCATGCAGCCGCCCACCACCACCCACAACGCAAAGCAGCTGCACGCCTACATGAAGGGCGGGCAGCCGCACGCGGTGCTCCACGACAGCCCGGAACTGAAACAGACCCGTGCCAAGCTCCACGCCCATCTGGCACCCCACGCGCCGGAAAAGCCCATCCCCGCAGGCCGTCCGGTGCGGCTGCTGGTCAAGTGGTGCTTCCCTGCCGAGGGCCGCAAAAACGGCAGCTGGCGCACCGCAAAGCCGGACACCGATAATCTGGAAAAGGCCCTCAAGGACGAAATGACCCGCCTGCACTTCTGGGCCGATGACGCGCAGGTGTGCAGCGAGATCGTGGAGAAATTCTGGTCGGACCCCTGCGGCGTGTTCGTCCGGGTGGAGGAACTGTAAATGACCTACGAAGAGAAAAAGGCATGGCTCTGGCGGTACCGGACGGCCAAGCGGTTCGAGCTGCTCAAACTGGACGAGCTGGCCACGCTGCAGACCGACGCCACCCACACCACCCAGCGCTTTTCCC